GCAGGGTTCGACGCTGTAAGAAGACATCTTCTACTCTGAAGACACTTAAAATCTTTATGCTACATTAAGATATGAAATGTACTGCAACCTTTTCCGAAAATAATTTGTACAAAATCAAATTGGCAAAGACTCGTAAGAACGTTCTTGAGAGTATGTACAAACGACCGAGTGTCGTGGAGGCGCGTCCAATTAGAGAAAATCTGAGACTTCGTTTACGTTTCACAGAAGCGATAAAAGAAGCACAGGAAATATGCGAAGATGACGTAGAATCACAAGAGTGTCACTGGGCGTGGTATGAAGTGGATGAGTTGGAGGATTCCATCATGCGTCTATGATGACCGTAGGTGGTTCATCATCGTACCCATAGAACTTGATAGAAATGCCGCAGAGTTCATTGAGTCTTGTGTGTAGGTCCTCATTTATGAACCCTTTCCATTCACGTAAATCTGTAGAAAAGTATTCACATTTATCTTCTCCGAAGCTACGTTTAAGAAGGAAGTCCTCATAGCGCACTTCCTTCATGAGAGAATAGACAGCTTCTGGAACTGGAACTGTACCTTTTCTGACCGCGTCAAATATGTCTATGACGTAGTAGCCCCGCGCGTCACATATGAGGTTCACTTGCATATCCGGGAACCCCTTGATAAATGATTCAAAGTCGGCGTTACTCGGAAGAGTTGTGAAAATTGTCGGACCAACTTCATCAGGAATCACCTGTAGGAGTGAGGGGTGTGTGTGATACGCTACGGGTGCATCAGACCACTCTTCCTCGAGAACGCTCGAGTCTATTCGAGCCCTCTCTTTGGAAGTCACATAGGTGAGACCCTTGTAATTCATGCACCTATCGTACTTGACTTTACCTCCATATTCCCACCGGTTCCGTGATGACAACTTACTCACAAATTTCAAATCTCGCACCACGATTTTTGTAATGTGTAACCTGCGTGCTGTCATCTACTACTTACCTGGTTTTATTTTTAGCTGTGATTATACCCGCATTTTCAGGGGCGAAATTTAGGAAAAACTGACGCATCTGTGTACTATTTCTTTTCGCGGCTTCACTCATATAATTGATATTGATGGATTTGTCAAGTAAAAATGGAATCATGTCCATGAACGTCACGTAGAATGTTGTACACACACCACGCGCATTATCTGCTTGAAGATTTGGTCCGTTGTAGTACCTTACTTTGCGACCGGGTATCTTGAAGAGTTTTCTCAAGATGGGAACAATCTTCTTGCGGGTCGTCTTACCCCATACAGAGGATTTAGACAATTCACCATGTGGATCGAATACCCATATCTTCCTATCTTTGGAATCACGTGGATCGACCAATATACTGACAGCGTGTGCGTTATCATCCGTCCGAATACCAACCATGAAAAAGTAAATCTGTTTCGAAGGAGTTATCCTAGATCCGGATTCGTACACGCGACCGAAACGCTTAACGATCGTGTCGATGTTCTTCGTAATACCGTACTGATTCGACGAAACGTTATAGTCTAAGAATGCAGAGACGTACCCAGCATTATTAAATCGTTGCTTCGCTTTTTTCATATACCGAGGAATACCCGCATAGTCACACCCCATACCTCGACCAACCACTATGTTCGGTAATTCAACCTCCCGCCTCCTGTACGTGAGGGCCTGGTTGTTGTTACTGTTGCTGTTACTGTTGGTAGTCTTACGCTTCTTTGGACGTTCGGATTCGAGATTTTTGAGTAACTGATTCACTTCACTTTGTAGTCTCTTCGCCTTTTCATCCCTGTATTTAGCAATCTTGGATTTGTTTAGATCTTTCCAAGCCTTTTGGATTTTTTTCGCAGCCTCTTGCTGGCGGCTGGTTTCCAGTGGCATGGACTTCAACTTTTTTAACGCGCGCTCCAGTTTAAATCGCCCTGTGTAAAGTGCAGATTCACGGTTTACCTGACGTTTACGCTCTAACATGTTCCTGAGAGCATTGTTCTCCGACATCTTAACATATATAGAGAAATTTAATGTTTCTTTATAAATGGAGGAATTGATGAAAGAAGTGTACGAAGATTTGGGACCGGGATACAGTGAGAGAGTGTATCATAACGCGGTCGAGGTTTTACTACGCGAAAAACACATTCCGTATGAATCGGAACGTCACATTCTCGTTCGGTTTAGGGGACACGTCGTGGGACAATTGCGTGCGGATATCATCGTCAACGATGAGATTGTCCTCGAATTCAAAACGATCAAAACTCTGACGGACGGGTCGGAGTTGCAGGCGCATAGGTATCTTGATCTGACAGGTCTGAAGACTGCGTATCTTGTGAATTTTCCTCCTCAACCGGGACGTCAGGTAGAGGTTCGAAAGATTGCATTAGCACCATCAAAGGAAGAACTTTCCACAACATTCGATAAAATGTACGAGCATCATCGTAATGTGTCTGCGGATCTATCACAGCTCCTGTCAGGAGTTCGCGAGCCGACTGTAGATGGTGTTTAGCCTGTTCTACACAATGTCGTGTCGCGGGGTCGTCATGATTGGTCTCAAGGTGTGACAGAATGCGTGGGTACGCATTCTCGAGTTCATACAGTGCGAGATCCATTTCTTTACATACGAATGTTACATTTAAGTGCGAAAAAGATGATCCATGCCATGAGAACATCGACACTGTAGTGCGCCCTCGTGGACACGGTCACGAGAGACGAAAGGATGGGATACACGGGGAACATACCATTCTTGAGGAAATAGGATGTGACGATGTTGAATGTTGTGTGTCCGGAAAACATGTAATCGTTACAATTGGATAGTGGGTTACCTTCTTTACATGGTGTCGGTTTCGCGCGGGGAAATTGGGTCACCATGTTTGATATAGCGCGCATGAAATACATCATGGTGAGAAAGGATATGTAGGATTGTTGATTGATGGTTTTCCAGTTTAGCGCGAGTAGCACGAACGGTACGATGAGCGTGACATCATGAAGGAACTCATACTTGGTCAGGTCTGGTAAGACCTCGAACCCCACGTCTCGTATATTGCCTCCAAACCCTTCACCACGTGGCTTAGATATAAACCGACCGACGAGGGTGTTGAGTAAAAGTGCAATTCCAAGAAGAATCCACATTTATATATATTGATATTTTTTTTGAAAAATCTTTTTCAAAAGATCATCATTTTTTTATAAACTCAAACTTTTGGTCTCTACATCAACTTCGATTTTAACCAATCTCGATCTTCCCGAAAGATTCGGGAAAGTTTCTTATCCTTATTTTTGAAAAGTACCATGAGGGCATTTAGTCTTCTAAAAAGACCGAGAGGAGGTTCACCCGACCGGATGACTCGCATGAGTGCCCTGTGACGCGCGAGCTTCGTCTTCTTTTTTACGTCAACATATCCGTGACGACTCAAGTACCCATTCGAGCTGATCATAAACACGACTGCCATCTATACTATTAACACAATTTTATTTTGCATATGGGGCATTTAGTGTGTAGTTTATAACATTTTATACATACAAAATGTTCACATTTTCGATACCTTACACATTCACCTTTTAATGAACATATTTGACACGCGTCATCAAAAAAATCGAGTACTTCATTTTTAAATCGCCAAAAGCAGGATGTACACACTTTCAGGTCAGAATTATAGGATTTACCGCATACGGAATAGTTTGGGCAGTTCATTACTTACACAGTAGGAATAAATTCCCATTTCAAGTCGCGACATATTCTCTTCCAAATTACATCTTGTTGATACAGTTTTTCTTTCGACTTGAGCAATGGAAAGTATTGGAGGTATTCGTCTTCACCCAAAAGTTCGCAAAATTTATAAAGTACGTATGAGTAACTCAAGAAATTTTTCCTCTCTGACGGGCAGTTATCATCAAACGGTTTTTGTATATCTTTGAACATGATGCGTAAATATTCTTCGAGTTCAGTCGGCATATTCGGAGGTCGGATACCGTTGAGAATATTCGTGATGTAAGGTACGTGTTCGTAATATTTGTTGAGACGGAGCTTCTTGAGAAGACCTCGTATTTTGGTATGTGTAATATCTTCTAGTTTCTTAATTTTTAGTTTCTTGAGTTCTGAACGGAGTTGTTCCATGACTTCATCTGGTATATTAGTTGTCTCTTGTGCCTGAAATTGTGAGAGCCATTCATTGAAGTGATTCTCACGTTTGTATGAATAATTAACAATCTTTTCGGACGTTTCTTGTTCTTCTCTGTATGTAAGTTCTTCATTTATATGGGCCGCCACGACCATTCCGCATCCATCACATATCAAATCACTCGTATCTTGTACGTGTATGATATTACTGTATGCGCATACCTTGCATGTTTCTATCGTTCGCTCAACCGGTCGATTGATGTTCTGTTTTTCCACCTCGACGAGATAATCAGTGAAGATATCTTTTCGTGCAAGACCAACTGTTTCGATTACGTTAAATACATTATCCGTATGTGTCGTCTCAGCCGATTCTGACATGTGTCGTTCGATGAATGGCATACATTTGATCATGTAATCGGACATTTCTCTCTCATGTATCTTCCTTTTTTCGGGCTCGTTCTCGATTAGTTTCGTCCATTCTTCTATTTTATTATTGTACCTACTTAAAAAATTACCTTCCATTCTTATATAAAGATGCTCGTTAAACTTTTAAGTACCCTTTACTTCTATTATAAGAAATTTACGACACCTGCAGACTATCAAATCATCTCAGAAGAACTCGAGTATAAGATTAATCATGATATGAAATTTCTTGTCGAGGACCCATTTTGGAAACGGGAGAGTAAAGATTGGGATGGTATTTTAGATCACTATTACGTCGATGTGACGGGTGAAAACTTTAGAAACACGAGTATCCCCCAAAATGTTGAACACATCATTTTACGAATCAAGTATTTTTTCAATAACCGTGTCTACACGGTGATAACGAATGACTTGAACTACAGACTCATCAAAGATGAGGAAAAGACGATGGGGTTCCATATCCCGTTGAGTAGTGTTTGGATTGTGGATCATGATGATAAACCACTTCAGAACATTACTGAAAGGGTGAGGCGTTACTCGGGTCCTCTGAGTGACTTTCACGGGGAAAAGGTCTCTCTCGAAGACTTCCTGTATTACGAACCCAAATATTTAAAAGAACGTTTTCCTAAGATCATGTTGGTCAACGGACTTGGTATGAAGAAATGTGTTTCAACAACCACCGGTTTTACTACAGATCTTCGGATACCTTAGTCGCCAAGTAAAATTTAAGCTCGCCCAGATTGGCGACATTATATTTGAGAATTAAGAATCTATTTCCAGTTTCCTGTATAATTTGCACAGACGCACACATACTCGTCGCCTTTGTAAAGATATTCAAATACTTTAGACTGTATAAACCAGTAATTTCTTGACTATCCTCGTGACATTCAATTGACGTCTCTTGGTTTGCGAAATCGCCAGTACATCTAAGGTGAAGCATTTTACCAATACGTTTAATTTCAATTTCTGAACCCAGATTAGACATATCGCGACAGAGTCTCTGAAAGTCAGACGAAGGAAGTGTCGTGATCGTAGACATCATGACATCAGGTACTTCGATACGATTTTCGTTAATGTCCAAGAGTTTGAGTTGAAACTTCGTACTCGTCTTTTTGGATTCACTCGTAATTTCTATATCCATATATTCCTTTGAATTAATCTCAAGTTTGATGACATCGTTATTTGTGATCGTCTTCATGAGTTTGAACGTGTTTGAAATGTTGATACCCGCGATAATCTCTTCTTGATCACAGTGATACTCTTCGAAATTATCTGCAGCCAGAAACATGTCAATAAGGGATGTGCGGGCTGTATCGAGTGTCACGATGTACATGCCTTGTGGTCGAAAGTAGATGTTCACGTCATTGAGGATGTCTTTGAGAACCTCAAACATAGACTTAAAGGCCGAAGCCTGTATAGAAACTAATTTCATGACTATTCAAATATCGGGTTACATCTTTAAATCTGTATACACTTCACCCTTAGATACATCGCGATTTATCTTTTCTTCCAGTTCTTTCGTCATCGCTGGTTGAAGAGACTGTCCGTAATTATCCAAGTAGAATAGGTTTGGGTCCCGACCGTTTCCGTCGAGAGTGGTCATGGAGCACCCTGATCCCCCGAATCCAGCGTGTTCAATATCTTTCTTAGGAAGAAGTGAGTCAAGCCAATTCTTGATTTCGTTCCCAACGAGGATCTTACCATTCTTTGTGAGCATCGTTGGTACTCGGGTGATTTTAGACTTGTACTGTTGTGGTATACCTCGTGTATTTACGTTATGGTAATGCACGATCTGTTTAAGTTGTGCCTGACTATCAATGTACTGAATGATATCCATAGAGTGTTTACACCTCGGGCTATAGATCAGTAGCGACATCTACTATGTATGGGGTATTTTGTAAAAAAAAATTAACGCATTATAGTAAAGATGGATGCACGTACAGTTGTCCAATATTTAGTCATCAGCTGGGTCGCTCTCGCTATTTTCCTGGCTATATTCAATCGTGAAAATTTCACAGAGTCTTTCGGTTTTTCAGGCTACAAGAAACCGGTTAATTACGTGAAGCTCAATGATCCCAGACCTGACATGTCTGGATACTCTCAGGTAGAATCAGACGCTAGCCACGACATGGTGGAAAAGTTTGTTCTCATGACAAACAAGGAGCTCTATAAACGTCTCAAGTTTTCGACTTACATCATAGAGACTCAAGCTATTAATAAATATGAAAGTGAACAGTCCACGTTATATGAATGTATATTCACTGTCGTTCGTAATAATGGGTTCGCTTTTGGTTTTACCGTCGTATCTACGTTTGAGGTCAGCGGTAATAAGACCCGGATATCTTCACTCAGATCACAGCCACTAAGTGATCAGGCACCCGATAACGTAAAGGTATACACGAAGGGGTCCAGGGGTAAGGAGTTTGTTGATTACAAACTCGTCAAGGAAAGTGCTGTACCTAACGTCAGTGAGTTAGATTTGATAAAAAATAAGTTGAGCTAAATGTAATGATCAACATCAATGATATCATAGAAATTGATGATAAGAAGAAAAGGATCAAAAAGGAAATTTACAAAAAGATTTACGATCAGTTTTCATCGAAAATTAAACAGTGTGTAGAACTTGGACATAAACAAGTGTTTCTGACTGTACCCGTAATTCTAATAGGGTATCCGGTTTTCGATAGAAATGCAGCCGCGCGATACATTGCTAGACAGTTTGAACTTGGTGGGTTCATAACACAAATCGTGGGTGACCACGAACTGTACGTCTCATGGAATGTTCAGAGAAAGAAAAAAGAACAGAATCATGACGATGAAGAAGATGTCGAATTTCCCAATCTCATGAATCTTAAAAAGATGGCGAATAAGTACAGGGGAAGGTAGTGCGTAGTAAGTATTAAAAATAAAACCCACTTAATCATAAATGGATAATCTCAGCATTTTGACCGAAGCGAAACGTGAGTACATGGGGCAACTCTGTCTCATCATGTGTCCACCTATGATTGACGTTTTCAACGACATTTACGACGAAGCGAATAAGATTTCAAATGGACGGAAGGTGCTCATCATGTTCCAAAAACTTCTCCAGGAAGTTCCTAATTGGTCGAATGCCATGTCCAAACAACACGCCGATAACATCGCCAATCGTTGTGCGTGGTTCAGTGATCTCCTTGCTGCCGTTTTCGTCGCGTGCACCAAGATTCTCTCGGCTGTTCGTCTCAAGGCGGATAACAAGAAGATTTCCTTGAAACTTCCCACGAATGAAGTCTTCATCCAGACCTGTTACAACAACATTGCGAAGGACTTGTATCGCGACCCCTACGTGTTCCATGAAGATCAAAGTATTTATCACCGCGACGAGAAGCTCACATCTCGTTTCTGTGCGTGCATTGAGAACTCGATCAAGGAGCTCATTCCTGTGCAACAGATTCTTCAGACATACATGTCTCAAGATTCGAGGGATATTGATCTTGATGGTGACGTCGAGGATACAGCGGATCCCGATATTTTCGAGGGGGAGCCGGAGCCCGATCCTATGACCGAGCCTGAGCCT